CTCTATCAATTAATGGTTTTAATAATTCAGATTGTAATCTTCCTAATACTGGTCCTAGTAATCTCATCTTCTCTTCATTACGTTGGATAACTTCTGTTGCTGTCATTTGTGGACCTTGTTGCATCATAAGTTGGTTTACATAGAACACAGCTCTAATCGCATCTCGTCTTTGCTCTTCCATGTTTAATCCTAATGGATTGTTTGCACCAATGTTTAAAGGTTCAATTCTATCTCTTGTACCTGATCTATAAAAATTTAATCCACCTGGTACAGTTCTAACAGGTAATAAGAAACCATCATCAGGAACTAATAGAGGTGGGTCTACTTGTTTCTGTGCAGCTTTGATTGTTGTCTTTGCCATTTCATTTAACATCTTAACATCTGGCAATGCTGTCATTGCAGGTGATCTTCCATAAATTTCATGTGAAGCCTTTAAGTATCTAGGTACAACAAACGGAAACTCTTTGTAACCTGATACGGATAATTCATTTCCATTTTTATATTCCATGTATACCGATTCAAATGGCATATTTTTTTTATCTTTTTTGTTAGGATTAAAATCTGCTCTTGGATAAACTGCGTGTACAATTTCTATTTCTTTGTATGGGTCTTTCTTTTCCATAACTAAAATATCTTGTGATACAGAAGCACCAAACTTTTGTACAATAGCTCGTGCTGATAGTTTAAATTTTCTATAGATGGTATCTATTCTACCTTTATCATTTTCCGCAATATAAACTTCATCAATATGTCTTGTAGAAAATTTTATAAAATCTTCATCATCTTCTTCAATAAACATTGCTGCTGTACCAAAGGTAATAAGGTCATGATACAATTCAAATATTTCTTGTTGAAAGTTTGATCTATTAAATGCTGTGTACATTGCATCAGTTGCAGACTCTAACCAAAGTTTAGCTTCATCTTCGTTATCTATATTCTCTTGTTTAAATCTTAAGGTAAACCAAGGTGTTGATGGGTTTGTAAGCATACCATGTAATGATGCTGCTAATAATTCTAAAGATTGTAAAGGGGAACTATCAAAGATAAGTTCCATTCTTTTATCGCCACGACTTCTTTTTTTTGTAACGTCTGATTTTCTTGGCATCATGTAGTCCGCTACTTCTTGCCAATGCGTTTCCCAGTTTTGTCTTTGACCTGCTAGTCTATCGAAACGTGATAATAATTTTTTTGTTAAATCTGTTTTTGCCATTATTTTCCTAGTAAACTTTTTCTACCTAAAGTAACTGTTTGATCTTCTATACCTTTAGGTCCTGTTATAATTGTCATTGATCTACCTTTAGCTTTTGTTTTTCTTGAATCATATCCATCCATGCTAGTTGCTGTTGCTTGAGAAACTTCTGCTGTAGTAGGTGATGCTGCTATAGGTGCAGGGGGTTTCGGTGTAGTAATAAATCTTTTAACTGCTCTTGCTGGACTTCCTCCCATGTTATGTTCCTAAAATACTTTTTTTACCTAATTTATAACCTACTTCAAATTCTTTAGGATTTAATTTTTTATATTTATTTTTTTCAGTTGTTGTCATTTTTTTATACAAACCTGTTGTTTTAACATCTTTTAATTTACCACCTGTTTTTGCTACAAAAGTTTTTCTAGCAGCTGTTAATTGTTCAGGTTTATCTCTAATAATTGATGGACCTATTCTAAAACTTTGTCCGTCTTTAGTTTTAAGAGTTACATTTTTTTTACTATAATCTACATCTGGTCGTTTTAATTTTCCAATCATTGCTCCATTTGATCCCATATTATGATCCTAGTAAAGTTTTCTTTTCTGTTTCAGGCTCTTCTTCAATACCTAAAGGTCCAGTTAAGATAGTTGACTTTCTACCTTTTCTTTTTCTTTCTATCTTTGCTTGTTCCGCTGCAATTCTTGCTTTCTCTTCTGCAGACACTTCAGTTGATGGCGGTGTCGGCAAAGGTTGTACTGGTGGTAGTGGCGGCATTTTTGGTGAAAATAATGATCCCATATTATATAATCCTGTATTCATTATCTGCTATATGTTGTGGAGCAGATTGTCTAGTGTTAATTTCTTGTAAACCAACAGACAAGTATCTCATTGCATCACACGCATGAGATGACCAATCGTGTACAGGCTTACTTCGGAACATACGATTTTTATCTATATATTTCCGATGATAATGTCTTAACGCATCTATTAACTTTTTGCAATGGTCTGTATCAATCCAACATCGAGGTAGAGTCATTGTTGTTGCGTGTATACCATCTTCTAATGGTATTTTAGGAACAACTTTAAATCTAATACCTAATTGATAAGCAACTTCTCTTCTCGTTTTTCCATTGCTAAAATCTGTAACTTCTATATCATGCGGTGCGAAATGATCTTTATAGACATATTCCTTCTCCTTAATTAATTGAATATAGTGCGGTAATCCTTGACCACGTTCTTCATGATAGTCAATAATATTAATTGATCTACCTAGCTGTTGAAAGAATATAATAGAACTATGATCTGATACTCCTAAATCCCAAGATGTATTCACAGGCAATGATGGATCGTAGGGTACTCTTGTTAATTGTTTTTTATCTTCCATCTTGACTAAGGTATCGCTATAGATTGCACCTTCTATGTTAGCTATCCAATCACACTCAAACTCTTGTAGATACTTCTTTTCTCCCATAACTTCTTTTGCTTTGACAAGCTCATCTTCATCTACAATCTTGGTATCACTTGCTTTAGCTTTATAGTTAAACCAATCCTCTGCTCCTTGTGCGTGTTGATACAATTCATAAAAGTTATTATTCATTCCTTGTGGTGTACCTATAAATACGCAGTAACCTTTTCTATCGGATAGTGCGGGTCTTATGATTTCAGGAAATAGTTTTTCATTGACATTTGCATACTCATCAATCACACATCCATCTAGGTAGATACCCCTTAACCCATCGGAGTTTTCCGACCCAAGTAAAGTTATTCTTGCACCATTGGGTAAATCTACCCTTAGCTCTGTTTCATTAAACTTGGTGTAAGGTATCTTAGCTGTAAACTGTTTCATGTAATCCCAAGCGATTGATTTACTTTGTTTAAATGTTGGCGAGATGTAGGCATATCTTGGGTTTTTTTGTTTCGATAATAAGGCAGATCGTATAAGGTGATTAATCATACATACTGTTTTGCCGAACCTACGATGACAAACCAATACTGACCATCTATGTTTAGATATTTTATTATGTAAGAAGGCTTGGTGCTTTCGAGGTGTATAGGGTATTTTTATATCCATTTAACCTCAATTCTTTTTAATTCTCGAAAGAAATTATATAGCTTTCTAGGGGTGTAAGGTATTTTAATATCCATATCTAGTGTATCATCTTGCTAGGCATACTATACTCAGCATTGTGATAATCAAATTGCAATAGGCTCATAGTGTAATGTGCAAAAGTCTCTGCAGCTGATTTAGTTTCTAATCCATATATCTTAATGATAAGAGTATTAGTCTTTTCATCAATCATAACTATAGATGTTAAGTCGTCTTGTATGTAATCCCACATATTACACAACATATAGTAATTGTAAATTATTTTAAACTAGAAAGGCTTGGCAAATAAAGGTGTGGGTTATTCTGTGGGGGTGGCTAAAGCTGTGTCTGTAAAGGTGTCCTCGAGTCCCATGTATATATATATATTAATTGGCGCGTCCACTTTGGGTACTATGGGGGGTATAGCATTTACAAAATAGCAATGTCATAACCATAAATGTGTAATAATAATTCTCGACTATCAATACAAATTTCTTATAACGTTCATATATCGGAACACCATATCGGTTAATGTTATAATATATAGGTCAATACTACTGACCGATTATATACACGAGGGAAGCCGGCGTTGTTGTTGTATTAGAATAGCAACTATTCCACTCTTTTAATCTTTACATACTTCAGCAGCTCATGATCTTTTTTATTCTTATACTTTACAGATATAATTTCATTAGGTTTAAACTTTGAATTTAATTGTTTTAATAACTTCTTATATGATTGACAGTTAATTACTTCCTCTTTGCCTGATTGATCTTTTATATTATATGAGTATCTATATTTCATTAGTGTAACATATTTATCACAGTTGCATTTATATCACACTAATATCTTTGACCCATTATGAACACTTACATATATTTACTTTTAATTAAATATAACCACAATGGTAAATGTGATTGAGATTAAAATAGTCAAGGATAGCAGAAGTTTTAAAAGTATCTTAACAGACCTTATTAAAACCCTCTCAAAAATCCATTGTGTTAATCTTAGTCACAAACAAAAACAAACAAAGGGGAAGCAATGAAAATATATAATATAAAAGATCTTAATTGTTTTAATGATAAGTTAATCAATATTACAAATAAGTTAAAAATAAAACTTGATTATAATTTAGTTAGTAAAAATTGTATGAGAGTTAAATTAATAAAGGATAAGGATCAACCTAATTATCAAAGAACTGGGTTCAGTAAAAACAAAGATGGTTCACCTAAAAAAGTTAATGCAATTTGTTGGCATGGTTTCAGAGACTTTTTAACTGAATTGTTTAAACAATATCCAAAATTAAGAGTTGTTACAGCTCAAATAACTTATGATGGTTATAATGATTTTATTAATAAATTTCCAGATACTTCTGAAATCAATATTGGTTCAATCGTTCAGCCTTTAAGTTATGGTGACGCTTGCTTATGTAATAAACCTAAAGCTGTTACTGTATCAATTAAAGAAATAGCTGAAAATAATTACAATTTAAGTCCTTCATTTTGGATAAATAAGAAACAACATGAGGTTGCATAATATTATTGACAATATGGTTAATATAACTAAGATAAATATAAAAACAAACAAGGGGTAAGATGAAAAAAAATAAATATTATGTGTATTGTTGGTGGAGTGGGATATGTATTGAAGAAGAAGTATCCAAAATAAAAAAGATAAAAGATAATAAAATATTTTTCTATAATAATTATTGTCAAGAATATCAACAAGCTGACGTTAGAAATTGCAGAAAACTTAATAATTATTATATTAATGAACGAGTACAATATTAAATATAAAAACAAACAAGGGGATAATATGAAAATGAATAATTATAAAGCAGTTGGAATTGCTGAAGGTTTTATAGAATGTGATAATAAAAAAACTATAATAAAAGCATGGCAACATTTAATTGATACAGGGTTAGCTTTTAAATTACAGGGTTCATTTGGCAGAACAGCAGTTGATTTAATTAATCAAGGTATATGTAAAACAAACAAGGGGGAAAGATGAAAAATAAACTATCTCAATGGTTGATTGACTACGTTAAAAAAAAGAATGGGGTTGATTTAACCAACGTACCAAGCGACAAATCATGGACCGAGCTTAATCCATTTAGAGATAGTATAAGACTAAGCGATAATGTGATTGAGTTTATTAATGAAAAGAATTTATCAGCTATCAAATCAAGCATGGACTTGGTAGAAGAACAGTCTGATAAAGCAGCTAAAGAACAAAGAGATCTAAACACAATAAAAGGAGGTAAATGATGGGTAGTGGATATTATTATAATTTATTTTTAAATGTGACAGATAAATTTTTAATTAAAACTATGGATTTGATTAAAAAGAGATGGCTTAAAGCTGATAAAGTAAAGATGCAAGAGCTATTAAAACAGAAACAAGAAACAGAAAAAAAAGAACAAGATGCCTTTGATAAATGGTCTAAATTAACAAATAAAAATAGAAATTTAGAAAAGCAAATAGATAAGTTAAATAAAAAATATACTTATACTAAAAAATATAAAGTTGATAATCCAAATTATATGGAAGGAGGTTTGCCTGTATGAGTAGCGAGAAGCAGATAAATCAAATAAAAAAATGGTTAAAAGAAGAAATAAAATCTAAATCAAAAATTTTAAACAGCTTAAAATATGAAGAAGAAACTTGTCTTAATTGTGGTCGTAAAGAAGATGAAGATGAGGGTCAAATTATTGGAGAGAGAATATGTTTTGCTGAAGAATTATTAGAAAAAATAATAAAGGGGGATGAATGAGCAGCGAGAAGCAACTACAAATAATAAAAGATATATGCCAAGAGCATTTAGACAATACTGAAGTAGATAGTATAAATAAATGCGAAGATCATCACGATCATTATTTACTTGGTAAGGTAGATATGGCAACAGAAATATTTGAAGCAATAATGAAAGGTAAATAATGAGTAGTGATAAGCAATTAATATTAATTATATTGGTAGGTGTGGTAGTGTTAGGCTATCAATGGTACAAGGATAAAAAGAAAAATGACTATTGGAAAAAATATAGAAGATCGCAAGGTTGGGACTAAAAAAAATTTAGAGGAGTTAGTAAAGCTAACAATACTAAATATATTGAGTGTAAGAGGTGTTATTTATACTCATTATAAAAACAAACAACTAAAAAGGAAAAATGCACAATAATAAAAAACATGATGGATCAAGTTTAGAAAGAGATGCTATGATCTATATTAGAAAAGAAGATATAGATAATGGTATAACTTATGGCGCTTTCAATAATATGAATGAAAATGAAGAGTACACAAAAGATAAACCTAAACCAAATAAAGGTACATATTATTTAATTCAATGTTTAGGAATAGAAAAGTTTAACTAATCCTTTGGTGGTGTAGGTACTGTTTCGGCAGTACTTACATCAATTAATTCACTTGGTTCTTCCCAACTTACTTTTAAATTAGTGTCAGATTTAATATTCTGTACCTTATTATTAGAATAGAGATCAGTTAAATGTCCAGCAAGATACTGAATGAA